CCAGAGCCAATCCTTCCAGTGGCAGTAATCCACCTCCACGTCTTCCTTGGGGCGGGACTCCTCGGCAGCGGGCTGCCCGGCCTCGTCCAGCACGGGCGCTCCAGAGGCGTCCAACACCGGCTTGCTGACAATCTCCCCGGTGACGTAGCGGCACGAGGCCTGTCCGAAGCCCGGAAGGAAGTAGTCCATCAGCACGCAACGCAGAGCCACCGCGTAGGTGTCCGAGTCGCGGGAGATGTCCGTGTTCAGAATCCGTTCGAGGATTTCCCCGGCCACGCGGGCCCTGTCATCGTCCGAGTCTCCGAATCGGCGGGAGACCGTGGAGCGCGGCACCTGGCCATACAGCATGGCCACGATGGTGTTGATGTCCGAGGCGAAGAGCGGCAAGCGGGTATCAAACTCGCCCGTCATGCTCGCTTCGTTGCGGAACTCCGCGTCAATCTCATCGCCCTTCTTCTGCCAGGGCTCCAGCGCCTTGCGAGCGGCGGCGAATTCCTTCACCCAACGCGAATGCTGCTCCTGGGCGTCTTTCAAGTCGTAGTCGGTAGGTTGGTTGTCGCTCACAAGCGGCCCCTCCCGGGGCTCCGGATGCTGGAAAGGGCGGGAAAGGAGTAGGTGGGCGGGCCGGTCGGTTCTGGCGGAGGGGGCGGCTCGGGGCGCGTCAGGTATTCGCTGAAGCGCACGGCCACGGACAGGTAGCGGAAGCCGTCTGCGGTGTGGCTCGCCCAGTTATGCAGGGGCGTTTTCTTGTAAACCTTGTTGTTCTCGTCGTACTCGAATTTATAGGCGGCCAGCGCATCCAGGCCGTCGATGTCCTCAGGCCCAGTAATGGCCGAGACGCGGGAGTGAATCCGCGTGGAGTCCTGCTCGAGCACCCATCGGCCCGCCTGCAGCCCGTCCGCGATGGAGACTTGCGGCACGATGGACACCAGGCCCGGAAACTCCTTCATCAGCTCTTCCTGGACCGTGGAGCCGGTGACGAGCGTGCGAGCTCGGGCGTCGTGCGGCAGGAAGATGCGCTCGTATCGGTAGGGCTTGGACCTCAGAAGGTCCGAGTAATGGGACAGGGGCCGTCCGTGGGCCTCGTAATGGTCGATGATGTCCACGCCGCGCGACGGCCCGAAGCGCATGAACCAAAAGCAGAAACTGTCGCTGATGCCCAAGTCTGCGAAGACGAACACCCCGTCTCGCTCGTGGCCGAAGTCGCACACCCCGCCGCGTTCCCGAAGGTCCGCAAGCAGGTGGCCATAAACAGAGCCCCGGTCCGAGGCCGGGTATTTCCCATCCACGTACTCGTCTATCCACTCCTGGTCTTTGCCGTGGCAAAGCCGGGCGTAGTAGCCGGGCGGGAGATTCTCCACGTTCTCCGCGTTGGCGGCCCGTCCTCCGGGCTGCTCAAAGAGGGCGAAGCCTTCGGGCTTGTCCTGGCTGAAAAGCTTGTAGCCCCAGGACGTGGTGGGCCAGGGGTTGGTGTCCATCCAGACGCCGAACCATGTGGGTCCGCCTTGGGCTTTTGACGGGTAGCGGCCCACGCGGGACTGGAGGACGTCCAGGACGCTCTTGGGAATCTCCCGGGCTTCATTGATGTAGGCGCCGGTCAGCTCGAGCGACAGGAGTTTCTTCACGTCCTCGGGCCGGTCCAGGGCCCGGAAGAGGACTTCGCAGTCCACGTCGTTGAAGCGCATGTGGAAGGTGAATTCCCGCTCGTGCCATTGGCCCAGCTCCGCTGGGACCCATTGCTCGAACGTCTTGCGCGTTGTGTCGCGTAACTCGGGGTAGGTGTTCCGGATGATGGCGAAGCGGGTGCGGCGGATGCCGTCCGGCCCGGGGGCCTGCTCCACGGCGCGGCGCGGGATTTCGACGATGCAGCCGGAGGACTTCCCGCTTCCTACGGGCCCAACGATGGCGCGCACGAAGTCGCCGGACCGCAACATGTGCCGAACGGTGGCGGGAGGGGTGTAGTTGATGGCGATGGCCGGGCTCATTCCGGCTCACCCAGGTTGATGTTGAAGGCGACCTTCAGCGGCCCGCCGTCTGCGCCAGACAGCTCAGTCTTGTCCGTGAAGAGCTTCAGGTGTTTGCCGAGCAGGCCCCACGCAGTGACGCGACTTGAGGAGTTGGTGTCTTCCCCCGCGCCGTTGGCCTCAAGCTTCAGTCCGCGAAGCACCTCTTCGGCGGTGACCTCGGCCTTTTCGGCAACCTTGCTGACCCGCTTGTTGAGTGCCGCAGAAACCTCAACATTCTTCAACAGCCGACCGCCTGCGGAATAGGCCGTCTTCTTGGAATATCCAGCAGCTATCGCCGCCTTGGTTGCGTTGGGCTCAACAAGGTAGGCATCCACGAATGCCTGCTGTTTCGGCGTGAGACTCACGGGCCCCGCTTCGAGGCCGTCTGGGTTCAGCCTCGAGGCGTAGTGTCTGGCGGCTTTTGGACACTGTTTCTGGACTGGTATCGGCGGACCGCCATCCAGAAACGATTCCAGGCACGGTGCCAATCGGGCTGCTCTGTTGGGTCCACGTCAGCCAAGCCGTTCACCGCCTCAAGTACGGCTTCTCTCGGGGTGGAGTACCTGGCCGCCTTGGCTGGATGTGTGCGCCTGGTGGAGCCGGTGCGCTTCCGTTGCTTGTAGCAGGCCGAAGAGAGGCGCCCGCCGAGAGCTGCCGCCCTTCCGCATCCGCATTCGCAGTCCATGTTGCCCCCTTGGTGAAGCTACTTCGGTGCGTCCTGAACGCATGCCGCATACAGCTCGGCCATGAGGCGCTGGCCCCTTGCGCCGTTCATCCGCTCGGCGGCCTTCCGCGCGACCCGTCGTATGGTTTTCTTGAGCCTCCTCGAGAGCCGGGCCCGCTTGCCGAGAAAGGGAGCCCAGTGTGGGTTCTGTCCGTGGCCTGCCTGCCAAAACCAGAAGGTCGCCGTGCCCGTCGGATTACTCATGGCGTCTTCCCCGTGGCCGCCCGGTCGTAAAACCTACCCATCCGCTCCAGGAATGCCTCGCGCGTCATTCCGGCCGTAACTCCGTGGATTGCCGCCGCTTGGCTGAAAATTGAGTGGCAGGCTCGATTGGGGACGCCGTTGCTTGCGGCGACAATGGCGCGCCACAGCTTCTCACCCTCCGCAATCTCGTCCGCGTGCCAGTCGGGATGCGTGTCCTCACCCAAAGAGATTCACCGTGCGCCCACTCAACGCGAAGAGCAGAGCGAACATCCCCGCTGCGAACGTCACCCGCCCTAGCTCTGCTGCTTTTCCGTTGGCTGCGAGGATGTAAACCAGTGCTCCGAGGATTGCGGCTAGGACAGGAATGTAAGCGCTCATGACTTCTCCTTGGGTAGTTCTTCGATGGTGACGACAACGCGAGGATTGCTTGGGTCCTCGAACCGAGACGCGTGAATCTCCGACACCTGCGAGTCATCCTCGAAGGCGATGCCCTTTAAAGCGTCCAGGAGGACCTTTAGGAAGTTGTCGAGGTCTCCCCGTCTCTGCTTACGGTAAACGGCAACGGACGCAACCACGGGGCCGCTGAGTGGCTTCCTGAGGCCTTCCGTTAATGCCCGGAGTTTCACGCCCTGTTTGTAGCTTCGGGCTTCGGCGCTGACCACGGCGCGGCCTCGCCAGATTTTCCAATAGTCGTTGGCCGATGGCGGCACGGGGAGGGTGAGCTTCACGGGAGCGCTCGCATGCATGATTCGCAGCGCCTGTAGGTTTTGACCGACCTGGCCCATGATGGCCGAATGCCGAGGTGCTCACAGAGGGCCTGAATATCCCTCTCTGCGCTTGGGCCAATGTCTCTAATCGTCAGCGACGGACGACGTCCCAGCTCGGCCGCCTGCCGAATCGTTCTTGCGCCCGCGTAATACCGAAGCGCGTTGATGGTGATGGTGTGGAGCGGGGACGCCGCGAGACATTGCTCACAGTCCAGCACTCCTTCGCCTCCGAGGTGAGCGCACACCCCGTCCGCAACGGCATTGGCCGACGTGCTCCCAATTCGTCGCGCCATCGTTGCCGTGGGACTCTTCGCCGCTCGGCGCACGGTCTTCATTGCCCTGACTCCCTTCTGGCCCACTTTTCCAAAGCATTGTCGCGATACCAGCGCCCTCCCTGAGCCCAAGCAGTGAGAGAGCAGAGGCCATATGCGAGAGGTAGGAAAATGCCGAAGATGCGCGCCTGCTTGAAGTGGACGAGCTCGTGCTCAATCAGTCCCGGTCGCAGTGGTTTCGATACCTGCCCGGCGACTTGGCCCGGAATGAAGAGTGTGGCTC